CCCTACGCTAGCACACAAGGAATAACTTCGATGGCTTCTAGAACAAGAACAAGGTTCGTCCGTTACGGTGGTGAAGTTTGTGGTAAGCAAAGTAATATTGCTTTACCGCTTCGGATCCCCGCAAAAGACGGAATTCGTTCTTGTGTTGACGAAGTGCATCATGGGCCTCCATACAGAACGGGGGGACCGCTGCTTGTTAAAAAGAAGAAATTTAACATTCAGCGATTCTCACCATTCAACGCGGCTCAAGGTCCTGTATCGTGGTCTGGTTTCTTATCAGCCACAACTTACGTTCCATCTCCTGAACCCACTCCGCAGTCTTTAGCGGGTTGGGGCGCAAAAGGATGGAATAGGACCGTGCCGACTCACCCAGTATATCAGCTGGGTGTTTCCCTTATCGAACTGAAAGATTTTCCGAGAATGATTCATCAATCTTGGAATTTGTTCCATTCCTTACGTGGGTTCAACTTTTCAAAGGTGAGCACCACGGTTGGAGGGTTCCTGTCCGATATGAGGAAAGGCTCGAAGTTTATGTCCGAACACTATTTGAACATGCAATTCGGCTGGGCTCCAGCGTTGCAAGATCTGGCTTTCCTCTTGGATTACCAGAACGCGCTTCGCAAAAAGCTTCGTTGGCTTGCACGTCATAATGGTAAATCGGTACGTCGCAAAGTAACTTTGGATCAAGGTGGATTTTCCGAATCTGTTGGAAGATTCACCAATAGGCCGGGTACTTTATCCCCGCTTATTGACACAAGGTTTTATGCGGATTCGAGCTTGTCTTTCGCACTACCAGTCCGCAAGGATTACAAGACCAAAATTTGGTATTCTGCCAAATATAGGTATTGGATTCCCGAGATTGCTAAGACCTACTTAAACGCCAGCGATGGCCTTAAGAGGAAACTTACTGGTCTCGACCTTGACCCGACAACGCTTTATAAGGCGTTTCCGTGGTCCTGGCTAGTTGACTGGTTTTCGAGCGTTGGTGCAGTTGTGCAGAACTTGTTTAATATGGCCAAGTTTGGCGTCATTGCCGAGTACGCATATGTTATGGGTAGTGAAGACTACACATACGATGCGCCTGCGGAGTGTGACGTTTATCGTGGTACATATAACTTCAGTACGCTCAGCTGGCCTGGCAAACTCACTCTTAGAGGGTCTTCTCAGACAATCTATGAGTTTCGCCAGCGGGAGGCCGCGAGCCCTTTCGGGTTCGGACTTACTCTAGCGTCTTTATCGGCGTTCCAGTGGTCCATCCTTGTCTCGCTCGGCCTGTCTACACGCCTCCGTTAGGAGATTAGCAGGGGCCAATAATAAGAAAAGGAACTAGCATGTTCGCAGATCCCACCTCAATCTCGGTAGGGCAAACTAACGCCATATCGGGCGGGACGGCCAAATCAATGGCTCGCATCCGCTCAGATGGATACGCGGCGGAGTATCAGACGTCCGACAGTCTCTATACGCTTAAGATGACTCACAATCGTGGGTCTCGTACGCGTAGTGAGGCTCGTCTTGACTTCTTTACCCCGTACACGGATCCTTCTACGGGTCTGACCAAAACTGTGTCAGCAACCGCATATGTCGTGCTGAATCGTCCACAGGCTGGCTTTACTTCGGCCAACCTTACGGACATTCTGACCGGTATCTGTGGTTTCATGTCACAGACTGCCAATATGACAAAATTTCTTGCGCTCGAGTCTTAATGGAAATTAAGCTCATTTGCGCTTTTGCCAATTGGCAGGATGTTGTCCGTTGCCTTCATTCCCGTTTTGACGGGGTGATGGCTGTACTCGAACATACTAGGCTATGGATTCTTAACCTCTTATCTTAAGGGGCCTGAATGAAAAGCCTAGACATCCTTCTCGAACTACTCGATGAAGCACATCGTTCTTTGTGTGCTAATATGTCGCGAGACAAGATAACTATCATGTCTCGCTATGAAAACGAAGGCGAATCCTTCTTAGGAATCACCCTTCCACTCTTCTCTGAGTGGCTCACTATGAGCCTACAACAGGGATTTGTGGCGACCTCGATTTATTCACGGTTTCGCAAGAGACCTAAAAATAAATCCGTCTTGCCATGTTTCTTGCATGGGTTGACGAGTCGTGTTTTCAACGCGCGAACTGGGGAGCTTTTGGAGCATCCAGATCCTCTTGCTGTTAAGTACATACAGCAAATCTGCTTCTTTGACAAGAAGAAGTTTATGGTCTGCGATCCCGCAAGGGATAGAGCAGCCATAGCTTCCTACAAGGAAGTAGACGACAGTTTGCGCAGACTGCCTAACTTTTGTAAAGAGAAAAGCTTGATGTTGGATTTTGTCGTTCGGCGGTTTACCGCCCTCGAAAAATCCTTCGTTAAGTCGATTGATGATGAATCAATCCTTCCACGTCATGGACCGGGCGCCACGGCTGATAAGGCCTGGGCAAACGAGAAATATCGTGGTCGCTCTTTCTACAAAAGGTGGGATCGTTTGTTCAGTTGGGAGCACTTGTACGGCTTTGCAACCGCACACCCAACTGACCGAGAGATTATCGAACCTAGGGATGAATTACCTGTCAAGGTAGTTTCTGTCCCGAAGACTATGAAGACGTCACGCATTATCTGCGTTGAACCGACCGCTATGCAATTTGCTCAACAGCTTACTGCGTTGCGATTGGTGAACAGTCTTCGTAGTGCTAAACTTTACCAACACTTGAATTTCCACGATCAGCGTCCTAACCAGGAAGCTGCGAGGAAGGGTTCAATTGATGGTAGTTTGGCTACGGTTGATCTCTCCGAAGCATCCGATAGAGTCAGTGTTAAACTGGTCTCTGTCGTTTTCCGACACTGCCCTGTACTCTTATCCCATTTGTTTGGGTGTCGGAGTACTCGCGCAATGATGCCAGATGGAACAGTGTTCCATCTTCGGAAGTATGCTTCGATGGGTTCTGCACTAACGTTTCCTGTTGAAGCCGTCTGCTTTCTCATGATCTGCATCGCTGCAGTTTGTGATCAGCGTAACGTCTTCAGCAAGAGCGGCAGACCGCGGTCTCTTCTGGCATTCGAAAAAGCCAAAAGCGACATTTTGGTCTTCGGGGATGACATCATTATCCCTTCGGACTGCATCGTTAAAGTGAGTGAGTACCTCGTGGCATTCGGCCTAAAGGTAAACTCAAAGAAGTCGTTTTTTCAAGGCGGCTTCAGAGAGTCGTGTGGTATGGACTATTTCAACGGTGTTTTAGTAACACCCGTTTACTTACGTCAAGACCCACCAAACTCACACCGTGATGCTAGCAAATTTGTCTCATGGGTTCACATGGGTAACCGACTTTTTAAAGCTGGTTATTTCCATGCGGCTGCCCGGGTTCGGGAGTATATAAATACAATATACTCACTACCGGCAGTCCTCGAGACAAGTGCTGGACTAGGTTGGCACCTTGGTCCAAGTTTCGTAAATGCAAAGATTCGTTGGTCAAAGAAGACCAATTCATCAGAACATTATGTCGAAACGTTGGTTCCAGGGTCATCGAAACTCAGTGATGAGCTCCATGACTATGATAGACTTCTATTTTTCCACTTAAACCGCGGAAAAGGTGAAGAATATCTAAGTGACCCAACAAAGTCACCTAAGAGAAACTCTTTAACCTTGCGCCGCAGAAAGGTACTACCGTGGTAACAACCACTTTAGACGTTTCTGTTGTCCATTTCCGGAATCGGGTTTTAATCCGATACCAGACGGACGATGTAGATCCTTACAAGGGTCCTATTACTTTCCGAAATCTGGAGGTTATAAGTCCTCCTGAAATCGTACAAGGAATGGCCCTTGCATATCTCTACATGCACGATGTAGGTTTCGAAGTTGATGTCGAGCCAATCTTTAAGAAGGGATTGGACGACGTCTCCTAGGCATCTACGGACACTGATTATCACGGCCTTTTGGCCGTGATATCTGCCTATCTCTAGGCAGAGGGGAGCTGCGTT